GGGTGCGGAGCGTTAGGGTGCGGAGCGTTAGGGTGCGGAGCGTTAGGGTGCGGAGCGTTAGGGTGCGGAGCTTAGGGTTAGTTTACCCGTAAATCTTTTGGCGCGGATGACGTATCGCGTTTTAAAAGTATATAAACCCTGATCAGAAGGTCCAGCCATATTATTACCTGGACCTTCTGATCAAGATCACTCTCTTGATCTAAATATATGGCACCCAGAAACCGCAACTTTTGTTTTACTTATAACAACTACCCTAATACAGATCTTGTAGATAATGTTGCATGCAAGTATATTGCTTATTCTAAAGAAGTTGCTCCTAGTACTGGTACTCCCCACCTGCAAGGCTGGATCACGTTTAATAGCGTTAAAACTGCGCTCCAAGTTAGAAACTTACTTCCTGGGTGCCATATCGAAACTATGTTGGGTTCTTTGGCAGAAAATGATACGTACATTTCCAAGGCTGCAAGCATTACAGAACGTGGAGAAAAGCCTATTACCAACGACAACAAGGGACGAGCGGAGAAGCTAAGATGGAATCGTGCGCGTGGGTTAGCGAAGTCTGGCATGTTGGACGAAATAGATGCTGACATCTACATTAGATGCTATAACACGTTGAAGAATATTGCCAAAGACCACCAAACTAAACCCTCCCCCTGCGATGTTAAGTGCTTTTGGATCTATGGTTCTACTGGAACCGGTAAATCTCACTCTGTTGAAACTACCTTTCCTGATTGTTACAAGAAAGCTATGGATGATCTCAAATGGTTTGACGGATACCAAGATGAAGATGTGATATACTTGGAGGATATTGATAAATATCAAGTCAAATGGGGAGGATTATTGAAGAGACTAGCCGATCGCTGGCCTATGCAAGCTAGTATCAAAGGAACAATGAAATACATTCGTCCTAAAATGGTGATAGTTACATCTAATTATCAAATTGAAGAAATCTGGCAAGATAGTGCTACAGTTGATCCTTTACTACGTAGATTTACTGTTGTCGAGAAAGTCAACCAAGAACAAGTAATTGACTTTAACCAATAAAATAATTATGCCTTATGTTAGAAGAGCTAGAGCTTATACTGGGAGCGCTTACCGCCGTCGTGTCCCTACTTATCGCCGGGCACGTCGTATGCCGATGCGTCGTATCACGAGGACTAGAACGAGAAGAGCAATCCGCCGACGTTAGATTATAGTTTACCTAATAAAAATGAGATATTCCGATTTTTACGGTTACCGTGGCCGAACTTTTGTTTCTTTTGCTGCTGCTGAGTCTGCAAGGAGAATAGGAAAATGGTTTAAAGATAGAACCACTAGCAAGGGCAAACCTTCTAAACTTACGCAGAAATTGAAGCAAGCGTTCCCACAAAGTTTTACCAAAACAAAAACAAAAACTGAAGAAGAAAATTCAACTGCAATGTCTACAAATCCAACTAGTAAAAAGTATTTGGCCGTTAATTCCGGACTTCCCAAACTTCGTCGAACTACGAAGAATGCGATTTTATATCGTGATCAATTTCAATACGAATTGTCCTGGAAAGGCAATGAACAGAAGTATTATGAGTTGTATACTCTTGGTACTCGAGAGCAGTGGTTACTTCCTAATGCCACTGATAAGAATCGATCCGATTGTTTTTACGCCAGTCCTTTTGATTTGAACCCGAATCAGTATGTTACCGGTAGTGAAATTGTTCAAACGAACCCAGGCACAACTAGTGACTGGGCTGGCATGTCTAACTCTGTTATGTATATGGATTTTTTGAATATGACCAATTTGCCTTGTTTTGTTAAACTTCACTGGTTTAAAGCCAAGACTTCGAATGATAACAGTCCTTTGGAAGATTATGCTTCCTCTATTTTGAATAACCAATTGTATGATACGCAGTGGACTTTTCCAGTCGATGGTACTGTACCAACTGTAAGTGGTGGTGAGCGTATGGTTTTGGTTAATGCTGATACCAATTTTCCAACAACAGCAGTCACTGTTCCGTATACAAATTTGATGTCTCGCAATCATTTTACTACAAACTGGAAGAAATTGAAAACCCATACATTTGGATTGGCAATGGCTGATTCGCATAGATTGACTATTAGTCACAATTTGAACATGTTTCAAAGTAAGTCTCGAGTCACTGAGGAGAGTACGTATCCAAAGCACACCCTAGCGTGTGTGATTGAATTTCAGGGTGCTGGTTCGCACGTTTTGAATGAGTTAACTGGCGATGAGGGACCTACACTTGCACCTGGAAAGGTGTCTGTTGTAATTACACGCAAAGTTAATTTTAAACAGATGAAGGCAACTAATGAAAGATTTGACTTAACCTACGTAGGCAAAGGCACCGTTATTCAAGGTAGCTCTGTTCCTGCTGCCCGAATTATTGGTGATGTAGACATTGCAGCAGGTATTATTGGAAAAGTAGTAACTTAATATATTTTATCTTCCTAAAGCATCTTTTTTGAATTCCTGAATGATATCTTGTAGTAAAGAGATTTTACGCATTGCTTCATTCATACCAGTTGCATTTTCAAATTTGCAACAAGTCTCCCATTCATTCCAATGTACGAGTTCGAGAGCTTCAAATACTTGTAGAGATTTTCTTGTAGCGCATTCTCTGAGACCTTCACCATCACTTCGAGTACCAACCATTTAATTTAAACAAAAGTGAGTGGGAAACTCGCTTCTTATATAGTAGTTGCTTACGTAAGCAAAATAAAAAAAAACTCGATCTGCAGAATTGGGATCGAGAATTATTCCGCAATTAGGCACCAAATTACCCACCTTAGGGTTAGGGTGTAGGGTTAGTATATTAACCGTCATATCACTAGCGTTTATTGCCAGGCTGAGCAGGGGCACCCTCCGGGTCTGCGAAGACTGGAATAAACAAATCCATGCGCCGCAGGCCCACAGCGCACAACCATTACTAGCAAGATGTTTTTTGTATGAGCTCTAACCCCGGCTTGAGGGGTGAGGGTGCGGAGCGTCAGGGTGCGGAGCGTTAGGGTGCGGAGCGTTAGGGTGCGGAGCGTTAGGGTGCGGAGCGTTAGGGTGCGGAGCTTAGGGTTAGTTTACCCGTAAATCTTTTGGCGCGGATGACGTATCGCGTT